TTAATGTTCAAGTAAATTTTTTACTTTTTTGCTTTTTTGGCTTTACGGTTTGCTTCTAATTCATCTTGCATTTTCTTATGCATTTTAGGAATGTCGCCAGCTTGTTTATATTTCTTGTAAAGTTCTACTGCTTTTGGGAGATTTGACGATGCTTCTTTAAAGATTTTAATAGCTAATTTCATCATTGGAATACCATTAGAAAGTGAAGTATTTTCAGATGCGATGGTTTTGCGAAGTATTTGCATTTCTTGCATTATTTTTGGCATAACACGTTTAAGTTTACGTGATATTTTTCGTGATCCTTTGCGTGAGCTATGACGAGAACCACGTTTTGATGATTTTTTACTTCCAAGTTTTTTACTTCCGCGTTTTTTTCCGACCATTGATATAATATTAACAAATAAAAAATTGAAAAAATCAAGAATAATATAAATAATGAACAAATATATGTTACTTAAAAGGAATGGGAGTACCTGGGTTTTTTTCATGGATAATGGGACATACAAAAAGGAAATTAATAAAAACCCCCAGTAAGCCATGTTGTTTATATATTGATGCCAATTGTTTAATACATCCCCAATGTTTCAAAATATTAAAATTAGAAAAGGAAATAAAAGATAATATGAAATTAGAAGAATTGATGATTGAACGAATAATAAAATATTTAACATATCTAGAAGGAGTCGTAAATCCATCCAGTTATGTATACATTGCTATTGATGGAGTTGCGCCAATGGCAAAAGTAACACAACAAAGAAAGCGAAGATTTAAAACTGCACAAGATGCATCATATATTGATTATATTAAAATAAAACATGGTGTAAAACCGGAACCAAAATGGACAAATACTGCTATATCACCAGGAACAGAGTTTATGGAAAAATTGCATGAAAAAATTAATGAACATTATACGAATAAAGAAAAACATATTACATATGTATATTCATCTTATCACACTAATGGAGAAGGAGAACATAAAATATTACAAGATATTAAAAATTGTGATGTTGATGGAGATATTGTTGTTTATGGACTGGATGCTGATTTAATATTTTTATCATTAGCAAGTCAAAAACAAAATATATATTTGTTACGAGAATCAAATCAATTTAAAAGAAATAATCAAGATGATGACGATGATGACAGTATTGAGCAAGAGTTAACATTTATTTCTATTGACAATGTAAAAAAAGCATTTAATGATATTTTACAATTAGAATTAGATGAAGATGTGAGTAATGACTTTATATTTTTATGTTTCTTTTTAGGAAATGATTTTTTGCCACATTTACCAACAATTGATATACATCATGAAGGGATAGAACAATTAATTGATTCATATTTTTATGCTTTTGAAAAAATAGATAAAAGATTAATTCAAAATAATAAAATTAATGATGAATTTTTATTAACAATGTTGGAACATTTAAGTCAAAAAGAGAATACTTATTTAACGGAAATATTACCAAAGTATGGAAGAAAAAGAAAATGTTATGTTACAGAACCATTAGAAATTGAATTATGGAATATGGAAAATAAAATAAAAGATGATGATGATATTATTTGTTTAGGTCGTGGAGAAGAGAAAGAATGGAAAGGTAGATATTATAATTACTACAAATACAATGAAAATATAAATGTAAGAGACATGGTAAATAAATATTTGGAAGGGATTGCATGGGTAACACAATATTATTTTAATAAATGTGATGATTGGATATGGATGTATCAATACAATGTTGCACCATTTATTTCTGATATAATCAAATTTTATGAACCTATTAGTTCTTTTACATTTAAGACAATTAGAAATGTTCAAATAATTATACAATTGTTAATTATTGTACCACCACAATATTATTTTTTACTACCAAAAGTGTATAAAAATTTAGTATATGATAGTGATTCTCCAATTATAGAAATGTATCCTGTGAAAACTAAATATAACACTTTACATAAAACACAACATTGGCAATGTGAACCACTTTTACCACCAGTTGATATTAAAAAAATTTTTACAACAGTTAGAAAATTGTTTGGTAAACTAACAAATGAAGAAAAAAAAAGAAATAAAAGATTAGAAATTTTTATTTATCAATAATTATTTATTTTTCAAACGAATTTTACATAATAAATTTATTATGTAAAATAAATTTGAAATAAACGAATTTTACATAATAAATTTATTATGTAAAATTCGTTTGAAAAATAAATAAATTTGTTATGGTATAAATATAAAGTTTCTTTTTTGATTTATAAAATATATATATCATAATATAATAATGGAAGAAGATACAAAATCATTAAATAGAAGTGATCAGACATTACATGTACATAAAAAACACAAGGATTCAATTCCATATAGGATTGAAGAGATAACATCATTATTAAAAGGGAAAGAATTAGAGCCCTTGGTTGATTTTGCGCGAACAGATACAGAATATTATTCAAAAGAAGATGAACAGAATTGTTCTAATATTGTAAATTTAATAGGAAAAAAATTTATTGATGTAAAAAAGTTAATGAACAGTATTGGATGTAGATTAGAATATAAAAAAAGTGGGACAACAGGACATACATTTAGAGGATATTTAACAGGCAATAAAGACATGGAATTTGGTGTGAAAGTGTGTGCATATCCAAAAAGGGAAAAATATGGTTCTATAAATGATGTACAACGTCCTGAAAATGTAGAAGTAATGATGTTACGTTTATTAAGTTATTTTATTGTGACAAGACAAACTCCCCATATTGCATTACCAATTGGTACATTCAATACTGATATAAAAGAATTTGTAGGATTGATTGAAAAAGATTATGTAGAAAAAGATAATGTTAAATATAAAGATTTTGAAGAAAATTATAAGAAAGGTGAATATTATGATGATGTGTCTGTATTAATAAGTGAATGGGCGAATAGGGGAGATTTTTTAGAATTTATAAAGAAGCGATATAAAAAATTTTCACCAACAACATGGAAAGTATTTTTTTTTCAAATATTATCTGTATTAGCAGTAATACAAAGTAAATTTCCATCATTTAGACACAATGATTTGAAAGCAAATAATATATTAGTTCATAAAATAGATAGAAATGATAAAAAGTTTAATTATAAGATAAATGGAAAACATTATGCAGTTCCGAATATTAAATATCAAATAAAATTATGGGATTTTGATTTTTCATGTATACCAAATATTGTAAATAATAAAAAAGTATCTGTTGAATGGACAAAAAAAATAAATGTTACGCCTGAACAGAATAGATATTATGATATGCATTATTTTTTTAATACATTAATAAAAAAAGGATTTTTCCCTCAATTTATGGAAGATGAAAGTATTCCACAAGATGCCAAAGATTTTGTAAATAGAATCGTTCCAGATAAATTTAAAAAGGGTGATTATGTGCATGAACGAGGAAGAATATTAATCAATGAAGAATATTTGACTCCACAAATTGTTTTAGAAACAGATCCTTATTTTGAAGAATTCCGAATATATGAAACATATAAACCTGTTTATAAGTTAATGAAGATTTTTGGCGAAGGTGAAAAAGAAAAAATATGTTTTCATGAAGAAATTGATTTATCAACAAAAACTCCTAAATTAACAACAACAACAACACAAACAACCGTAACAAAAAAGAAAAATATATTAGATTTTCTAAATCATCATGATAAAAAAAAGAATCAACATATTGTTGATCCGAAGGATTTATTAATAAGTGTAAGTGATGAATATGAAATTTGAAATTTTTAATTAATTATATAAACATGTATTATATTTTGTTTATCACCAAACATGTATAATTATAAAATGATTAATAATTATTATAAAAGATTTTTGAGATGCAACTAGAGTAAAAAAAATTGAAAAGAATAATATTTTATTATTTCTTTATAAATTGATTTGATTGTTTATGTAAAAAATGACGAGAGATGATTATTTGTATTCTGACATGATGTTTAGAAATGGATTTGATGAAGTTAATGAGAAAAATAGAGAAAGAATTAATGATATGATAGAATTTGATAATATACAAAAAATGAATGAAGCAATAGAAATATTGATACATCAACAAAAAGAAGTTGATAAAATGAAAAAAATAAATAGTGATGATATGAAAAGAATATTGAAATGTGTTAATTCAATTGAAGGAATATTATGTTTTATGAAAACAAAATATGGAAAATTTACTTCAATTATACAATTAATTAATAATGGAACTTCCATTATAAATGGAATAAAAAAAGAATTAATGATGAAACGAGAGAAAAATGTTAGATTTTAATTTATTAAAATAAGGATTTTAATAAATTAAAATTGTTATTTTAATAAATTTTATTATGTTATTGTTACAAACATTCAATGATAAGTATTTATAACATGTTGAATATCATGTACAAATTGATTAATAAAGTTAAAAGTATGTTTCATAATGCAAAGTTTATAAATTGTATGTATTTTTCCATTAATTTCAATTTCATCAGAACGTAGATTATAATTTTTAAGAATGCTTCCTTCAAGAATATCATCTGGAATTTTTCCATTAGAAATATCAACTTCAATTGGAAGTATATTAACATATGGAGAATATGGATGAACTGTAACATGTGATATATTGTGAAGTAATAATGCTAATTTGTTGCGATGTGTAATACATTCAATTGCATTGTTTTTATAATATGTTTCACCATTGTTATTAAAACGATGCCATGCATAGAATGCACTCATTGCTGTGCGTGAACCAATCAATGTGTCATCACAATGTCCACGAATGTAATGAACTTTTGTAGCTGTATATTTTTGAAGTTTTTTGCGACATAGAAAAATTCCAGCTGGATAAGGAAGATCTCCCATTTTATGTCCATCAATTGCAATAGTCATAACATGTGAATTTTCAAAACCAATAAAAGGAGGAGGCGTTTCAATATTTATTGAAGGATTAACTTCCAAAAATGGAATAGTAAATCCACCAAATGCTGCGTCAACGTGGATATGAGCATTAATATTATCAGATGCAATATAATTATCTAACAACAAATTGATTTTATCAATAGGGTCAATACTTCCATATGCACTTGTTCCCGCTGTTGCAACGACAACAATATTTCGTTTATGTTCAGAAATAAGTTGTTTAATTATTTTTTCAAGTGATGAAATATCCATTTCAAATTTGTCAGTAATATTTGTAACATAAACATCATGAAGATCAAGAATATTGCATGCTTTTATAAATGAATAATGTGCAGATGGAGCAATAATTATTGATGTGTCACTATTAAATTTAGTTCTAAAACGATTACGAGCTAGCCATAATCCCATAATATTTGATTCTGTTGCACCACTTGAAAAGTATCCATCAATAATTTTGGGGATATTTGAAGACGGTTGATTTTTGCATACATGTGTTCCAATCCAATAAATAGCATCACGTTCAATTTTTTGTGCAGTTTCAAATCCACCCTCTCCAATAATTTCATGTGTATGTGTTCCAATCATATTTATTTGTTCATAAATTAATGGAAACATTGGTGTAAATGAAAATGGAACAAGACTACCTGGATAACAAAATGGCGGGGGTGACAAATGGTATGGAGAAGTAACATTGAATATAGGTATAGACGGATTAAAAACAAAACTTAATAGATTACCCATTATGTATAATATTAGCTTAAAAATAATATATTTATAGTTTATTTTTCAATTTTTTTATTGTACGAAATAAAAAAATTGAAAAATAAACTATAAATTATTTATACATTTTATATAGTTAAAAACATAAACAATGGAAGACAAAAATGTAGAAGTAAAAGAAACAGTTGTAACGCCATGGGTTGTAAAAGGGAAAATTGAGTATAATAGATTAGTAGAACAATTTGGAACAGAATTAATAGATCAAAATTTAATTAATCGTATGGAAAAAGT